CCTGTGGCGTCTGATACCTTTGAAAGCACCCTATCTTGTAGCATGGTTTTTATATTGTCTAAATCTAGCATATCGCCACCTATATTTGGTATTACTATAATTTGTTCTTGCACAACCCCGCCAATCATGCAACAACATTAAAGCGGGGTTAGAGAGTGTGACCCGCCGCACGGGCCAATGTGCCAAATCAAAGGACTAAAATATGAGTATCCTTGCGACTGCAAGCAAGCCCGCCGACCGCGCCATTATGGTGACGATCTGCGGAGATAGCGGAATGGGCAAAACCAGCCTTGCCGCTACATTTCCGAAGCCAATCTTTATCCGCGCCGAGGACGGATTGCAGGCGATCCCTGCGGACATTCGGCCAGACGCCTTGCCTCTTGTATCAAACGGCGCGCAGTTGTGGGAGCAGCTGACTGCCCTACTGCAAGAGGATCACGATTATCAGACGATCGTGATTGACAGCGTGACAGCATTGGAGCGCCTGTTTCTTGCAGACGTGCTGGCCAGCGACCCCAAGGCCAAGTCTATCAACCAATGTTTGGGAGGCTATGGTGCAGGCACATCGGCGGTTGCGGCCATGCACGGGCGGGTGCGCAAAGCGTGCGGTCTGCTGAATGAGCGCAAGGGGATGCACGCTGTATTTGTGGCGCACGCCGATGTGCAAACCATGAAGCTACCAGATCAGGATGATTATATGCGCTATTCTTTGCGCCTTCCTGACAAGAGCTTGCCGCCCTACGTTGATGATGTGGACGTGGTTGCCTTCCTGCGTCAGCAGATGTTTGTGACCGGCGGCGACGATGAACGTAAAAAGGCGCGGGGTACAGGGGCGCGTGAACTTGTCTGCAACGTATCGCCCGCCAACGTGTCGAAAAACCGCTACAACATCACAGAACCGATGGCCGCTCGCATGGGTGAAAACCCCCTTGCAGACTTCATTTCGGCCCTCAAGGGCCATAACGCACCGAAGAAAAAGGAATCTGAATAATGTCATTTTGGGATTTATCCGACGGAAAAACCGCAGCAGACACGCCAAAGGAATATGAGGTTCCCGGCGGCAACATGGAGCCAATTCCGAATAACTCGGACGTGCTTGCCATCATTGATGAAATTAAATGGACCACGAACGGGAATGAAAGCGACCCGCGCGAATACATCAGCGCGCGCTGGTCTGTGATGGCCCCAGAACAATTCAAAAACCGCAAGGTGTTCCACAAAATTTGGGTTACGGACCTTGATCCGAACGCGAAGAACGAAGCTGAGGCAAAATTGAAGCGCGACAAGAATCGGAAGATGCTCGCGGCCATTGATGCCAATTCGGGGGGTATGCTGACTAAAAGCGGTGACACGCCGACTAATGACGCTTTGGCAATGCACCTGACCAATAAACCGATGGTGATTAAGTGCATGGAATATGGCTTTAAAGGAAATGATGGAAGGTGGGTTTCCGGCAACTGGGTCAGTGCTGTATCACCAGCAAACAAGGAATTGCATGTGGGCGAGGCTACGAAAAAACCGGCGGCGAGTGGCGGGTCTGGCGGCGGTGGTCGTGCCGATCTGGATGATTCTATTCCGTTCTAAATAAACGGGGGCGACCCGCGCCGCGAAGGTGTGGAGCCGATTACCCTGAGTATTCAGAGGCGCGGCGCGGGTCTTTTTAGCAGAAATTGGAGAATAGCATGGAACGCAAAACAGCAAAACAAAGAACTGAAGATGCCAATAAAGCGATGATTGACGGTCTAAGCGATTGGATGGACGGTTTAATAAGCCACTCGGAGTTTTTGGCTTTGGAGAGAGAAAATGAAGATGACATCGATCAAAACCATACAGTTGACGCTCTTAAGCCCACTTGTGACTGGTTATGACCGCCCCCATGGAACAACGCACCGAACAATGGCACGCCGCGCGGGCGGGCCGTATTACTGCCAGCATGGCGGGGGCGTTTCTTGGCCTTTCACCGTTTATGAAGCCGGAGGACGCCATGCGCGCTCTTGTGCGATCTATGCACGGGATGCCGTCCGAGTTCAGCGGCAACGTGGCAACTGAGTATGGCACATTTCACGAGGACGGCGCGCTGGTCGAGTATCAGATGGAGACCGGCAACACGGTCACGCCGCTGGCGTTTGCTCCGCATCGCGACTGGCTTGGCGCATCGCCGGATGGCTTGATCGAACACGATGGGCTTTTAGAAATAAAATGCCCGTTTGGACAGCGCAAGAAAAACCCGCCTGAATTTAAGAGCATCTACGATCAGCCGCAGTACTATGCTCAAATTCAGGTGCAGCTATTTTGCACTGGGCGAGAGTGGTGCCACTTTTTCCAGTGGTCGCCGCACGGCACAAAGATGGAACTGGTGGGATTTGATTCGGAATGGCTTGATATAAACATGCCAATCCTGCGCACCGCATGGGAAGCCGCCCGCGCCGCAGATCCTGCCGACTTTGAAGGCCCAAAGCGCGCGGCGATTGATACGCCCGAAGCCGTTCGTCTGGTACGTGAATACGATGAACTGTCGGACGCGATGGATGCCGCAAAAGAAAAGCGCGACGAGGTGCTAGCCCAGATAGTGCGGATCGGTGGCGGCAAAGACGCGACAATTGCAGGGCGCAAGCTAACGCTGGTTAAGCGCGTCGGGTCCGTGGCATATGCTAAGGCGATGGCCGCTGCCGCGCCTGATTTTGACTTGGAGCCATATCGCGGCAAGGCCAGCGAGGGGTGGAAATTCACATGACCCTCCGACCATATCAGCAAGCCGCCGTAGATGCCGCGTGGGACTGGACCACGAGCAGCGTTGACCCTTTTTTAATCGAAGCTGCAACGGGCGCGGGCAAGAGCCATATCATCGCGGAGATTGCACGCAAGATCCACGTTCACACGGGCAAGCGGGTTTTGTGCCTTGCGCCCAGCGCGGAGCTTGTCACGCAAAACCGTGCGAAATATCTGGCAAGCGGTCATCAGGCAAGCATGTTTTCCGCCAGCGCCGGGGCAAAGGACTTGCGGCATCCTGTTGTTTTTGGATCGCCTTTGACAGTCAAGAACCGCATCAGCATGTTTCAGGACGGATATGCCATGGTTGTGCTGGACGAAGCGCACGGGATAACCCCGACCATTCGCGGCATTATTGACGCCATGCGCGAAGGCAATCCGAACCTGCGAGTGTGCGGATTGACCGCCACGCCTTACCGATTGGGAACGGGTTATATTTTTTGCATGGGTCCAGGCGGAAAGATAAACACGCCCGACACGGCGAAAGACCCATACTTTATGAAGTGCGTTTCTCAGATACAAGCGCCGGAATTGATCGAGCAGGGATACCTAACTCCGCCCGTTGTTGGCACGGCTGGAGCTGGGAAATACGACACGTCCGCGCTAGTGGCAAACATGACCGCAAAAGAACAAGCCGCCGCCGTCGATCAGGCATATCACGGGCACGGGCGGCTAACGTCTGCAATCGTTGCAGACGTGGTGGCGCAAACGCGCACGCGCAAAGGCGTCATGTTCTTTGCCGCAACTGTTCAGCATGCGCAAGAAGTCATGGCGTCCCTGCCCCCGCATATGTCCGCCATGGTCACGGCAAATACGCCAACGGGTGAGCGCAAGTCAATTCTTGCGCGGTTCTTGGCGCGGGATTTGAAATACCTCGTAAACGTGTCTGTTTTGACGGTTGGTTTTGACGCGCCTCATGTGGACTGCATTGCCATTCTGCGCAAGACGGAAAGCGTTGGGTTGCTGCAGCAGATCATCGGGCGCGGGCTGCGTTTGTGCGAAGGGAAAACGGATTGCTTGGTGCTGGATTACACCAGCAACATCGAGGACCACTGCCCAGACGGAGACTTATTTTCGCCTGTGGTAAAGGCCGGGTTCGGCACCGAAGGCACGGGCATGTCCGCTGTTTGCCCTGAGTGCGCATATGAAAACACGTTTTCCGCAAACATCAAATATCTCCACTATGAGCGGGACGAAGCGGGGTATTGTCTGGATTTGGACGGGCAGCATGTGCAGACAGATTTTGGACCGCTATCCGCCCACCATGGCAGGCGTTGCTGTGGGATGGTGCAGGTCGGGCGCAAGGGGCAATATGACAGGTGTGGATATCGCTGGACGTTCAAGGAATGCCCGCATTGCGAAGCGCCTAACGATATTGCGGCGCGGTACTGCATTGAGTGCAAGGGAGAGATCGTTGACCCAAACACAAGGCTACGTGAGGAATTTGCAAGGATCAAGCGGACACCCACCGAAAAGCAGACCGATGATATTGTGTCGCTGGATGTGCGCGAAGGTGTTTCACAGCGCGGAAATCCTACCGTGCGCGCTGATTTTGTGACGCCGTGGCGCTCTTTTTCGGTTTGGTTTTCGCCAAGAAGCCCATACCCACGCCAGCAGGCAGAGTGGGCGACATTCCAGCGGGCAACAGAGGATGGCACGCCAAAAACCGTGACCTATAAAAAGGACGCGGAAACTAAATTCTATAACGTGTTTGCGTACAACAAAGAGGCGGATAAGGATGAAACTGAGTGATATCCCCCACAACGTCCGCCTGTTTGGGAGCCCCGGGTTTCGCGGCAAGTGCGCGCCGGAAAGCATTGAGCAAGTGACGTTCTTCAACCGCATCCGGCGGGAATACCCCGAAACATGGGGCGCGATTGCAATTCATGTGCGCAATGAGGGCAAGAGATACCGCGAGCAGATCCAGATGCATAAGGCGGAAGGCATGACGGCAGGATCGCCCGATATCATCATTCCGGCGCGGGTAACTTTTTGCTGTGAGTTGAAAAGGAGAGACCACACGAAGTCTGCATTCCAGCCCAATCAGCTACCCTACCTAACCGCCGCCGCAGATAGCGGCGCGTTTGCCTGCGTGGCGCTGGGATGCGATGCTGCGTGGGAAGCGCTCGGGGTGTGGCTTGATGTCATGGAATGAGGCCGTTCGCCCGTCTGTGTGGCTTCGGCGGGTGCTATCTGGCGAGGTTGATATGAAAGACGCGCCTGAAGCGATAAGAAGCTGGGCACGGCTGGCAATTTACCAAGGGTCCAAGGAATTGCTGGCAATCCCAGACAAACAAAAAAGGCAGGCAGCGCTTGCGCGGGTGCCTGCC